CTTCAGAACCGCAATGTACTGCACGTTGTTGTAAAGTACATGCTGGAACCGGTCTTCAACGGGAACGGTAGAGATTTCTTTCCACCGCCAACGTTGTTGATCCCGATCCCAGCGAACGTGCTCACAAGTGAGGAACTCGTCCTGACCTACGTGGAATGCGCACTCAGCAGAAGCTGAACGCACCCAACGCATATGCTCATCTCTGTAACCCCCTTCACGGCGCATAAAACGCCACTTAGAAGGGACACTTTGACGGAGCAAAGGACGAGCGCTGGCCCAAAACTCTCGGGCCAAGTCGTGTTTTAACGACCCGTTGTGCAGGACATGGAAAACTCTCAATTCAGAGAGCTCCTCATCCAGGTACACTGGCCTCACAGCCTTACCGCCGAACCAGTCTTCCCCACATGACTCCCGAAACGGACCATGAATAAAGGTCTTATCCGGGTTGGAGCGGAACCCACACGCACCGAGAACTTCCAGTGCATGCAAGGCTACGCTTTGAGTGCAGATTATATCGTCTCCGTAAACCCGAAATTTACCGGGCGCGGAGTTGAGTTGTCTGCAAGCCATGATGATGCTCGAGAAAATGAGCGTCTGAAGGGGAAAACAGAAGCCATTACCCATAGAAACGAACTTGTGGTAAGGTTTAACCTCACCATTCAGCGAGTAACTAGGGGCTCGGTTTGCGCTAAGAAGCTCAAACCAACTACGTGGTAAAAGATCTCTAACCAACTCGGTAGATAACGAATCCGAGGCAGATCGTAGATCAATGGTCGCGTAGGGGTTAAATCCCCCTATACTTCCTTGTCGAGCAAGCTCTTGGTTAGGAGCCTGCTGTGATAAATCAAGTCCGTACGAGCAAAGCTTCGCTCTTAAGACCTGATCTATCCCTTTCTGGACAAAACCATTTAGTAATGGCTCGACTGCTATTGACCGATAGGTCTTGGCAGTCTTCGGCACGAATGCAACTTTGTTGTAGAAAACGAGACACGCTTTCGCTTTGACAGATTCGCTAAATGCGTCTCTGTCGTAGCAGACCAATCCCTCCTTTCGAGGGAGAAACAGGTCGCGGTAATGTGGATTCCTCCACAAAGCCGCAAGCGCGTAAGGAAGGGCTGTCGGAGTAACGGTCCACTCTTGTGAGAGAAGCTTCCTCGCAAGATTAGTGGCATCGCCGTGAACACCGATTGATGCGCCCGGACCAAAGTCGCACTCATCGAAGATGGCGTTAAGATCAGGTTCTTCCCCGATCACACGCCTAATCCACTCACGAGCCAAAAAGAGCTCACGAGCGAACTTCTTACGCCCCAACATTCGTTGAAGGCGTAACCGTTGGTTAACCCTCTTGCACCGATGTTCTGCCACCAGAAATGCTTTGATGGCAGTAGCCTGGGGATCAAAACCCAGGCCATCATCAGCGGTAAAGGGATACTTTCGGATGAGTGCAGCGATCTGATGCCCCGCAAAATGCACTGCGGCGGTGGAATGCTCTTGCGCCACCACGGCATCAGCCCACTCGTAGAGAAGCCTCCATTGCCTTGATCGGATAAATCCGACTACGGTTTTGGAATCTTCAAACAAGTGAGAGTTTCCTTCTACCAGACATCGCAACAGCTTAGAATAGCTGTGACGACTCTGAGCACTAAGAGCGCTACGTAGAACTCCTAATGATTTCGGTTGATGCATTCCGCATCTCCTTGATCAAGGGAACAAGATATGATATCTTATCCCCGCCGATGTAGACAAGCAAGATTACACAAAGTACTCTTGCCAACGGTGGTGCCCTGTCCGAAGCTCGACGTCTTTGCCTTCGCTTTTCCCGGATTGTAACCGGAATTGGCTTAGGCATTGATATCTTGCTTTAGGAACAGGTCATCCGCCGCCTGGAGGAGGAGAAAATCCCCCATGTCATCCCGGATGGAGTCAACGTCCGCTTCCGAAATGCCGACTGGTAGTGAGGCTGACACTTCCACAATTGCGTCGTGGTATGTGTCGGTGCCCGTTTGTACCGTTCGGGTAAACTTGGCCATCACTTTGGCCACACCTTTGAAGTCAGCTGTCGGCTTCGGGGGAATCCGTTTCATACTCAGCAGATCTTTCGAGCTGATGGTATGAGCGGGCCCCGCATAGCCAATGGCATCCTTCTCCAGTGAGTCCGCGTTGTAGGCCTTCGTATTTACGGTAACAGCCATTGCAATACCTTTCGTAATGAAGAGTCTATCGAAGACTCTGAGTGAAAAGAGCTATTGCGTCCACCGTCCTCGCGTCCCCGCCTAGAAGTTCACGAATGGACTTCACGCGGAAGACGAGACTCGGTGGTGGGACCAATGCTGCACGTACGGTGCTCTTTGTAACCGTCCGTTCAACAGCGTTTGGACTACGTTGCGTAGTCCAGTTACTAAATGTTGCAGTGCCTGATGTCCGGGTCGTAGTGGTGGTCTTTTTCACCACAACCCAGCTACCAAGGGTATGTACACCTGCCTTCGGGACAACCGCCTCAATGAACGAAGAAACGTTCACGAACCAGTCAACAACGAAGGAGTAAGGAACTAGTTCCCAAGCCGTGGAGGGTAAGTCCCTCAGGCTCATGCCCCACTGATACCCATCCAGTGCAAGTTCATGCACATAGAGGATACCAGCACGGATCACGAGTTCTCGCTTGGTCACTATGGTAAACGGGATATTAACTCCCGAGTCGCTCCCTACAAAAGAGTCCGACGCCTCATCTGTTTGGCTGCGCATTGCACGCGCCGTTAAACGAGGTGAATAGGACTTTCCCAGGGCCTCAACGATCGATTCGATCTCGCGCATAAAAGGGCGCCAACCGTATCGATACTCCAGCCAGGAACTCCTGGCCGTTTCGGCAAAGCTCTGCTGCTTACCCTTCCGCTTCCCCGTCCTCCCAATATAGGAGGTTAGGGATTTGAAAGGGCTTGCAAGCATACGAAACGTTTTCGTAAACTCGGCCAAGGATACCATCCCTTGGACAGTCGGCTGCAATACGCCGGCTCGAGCTTGCGTTGACACCTCAGCTATCAACGTATCATACGTTGGTAGTGAGAGGTGCCCAGGTGTACCATATCTCATGGTACACCAGTTCCCAGACCAGTCCCCAACGTATTCACGTTGGGGTGACCCTGCGAAGGTATTAAAACGCCAACCAGAGTCACCAGTCTGGAACACCGTTTCTTCACGACTCATCGGATTAACGATGACCTCTCCGCGAGCACTGCGCTCGCGAAAGCGGGAAGTTATACGATCGACCATCACGGCCCGGGAACCAACAAGGTCCTGTACCGTAGCGGGAGTGTTGACATCAACGATGAGTTGATTAGACACATCATAATGATACCAATAATTAGTCCCGCTGAGAGGCTGATAGCCTCCCTTTGATCGCTCTCGTACAACTGTCGTCATGTTAGCCTCGTTAAGGTGGTGAGTGGACAAAATCTTAATAACGGTTTATTCGGTATACACCTTCTCAGGTGCTACCGGGTGTCCGGGAGGGTTTTTACCTCCAACCACTCAATGTCAACTAGAACAGGTAAGTTTCACCCTACCTGCCCCCAGTCGCTGATTTAATGGACATCCCTACCGATCAAGGTAGAGAGTGCAACGTAAGCTCTTTTGGAGCTTCCGGCGCCATCCATGTCCCTCAGAAACTGATTCACCCATTTGGAGCCTTCGGCATCCAGCAGGGTGTTAAACCATACACGAAGGGCGAGATGCATTCGAAACCTCGCGACCTCGTCGAGATTACTCTCTTCGAGATCCACGAGAAGACGTTTGTAAACCGCATCCAAGTGCTGGGCTAACTTTTTCCTACTGAGTGCCATATAAAGACTCCTATGGGTTAGTTGAGGAAATACAGATCCATACCACATCATTGTCGT